CGGTGCCCAAAGCCCTGCTGGTGCCCGACCTGATCGCGTTGGGCGTGCCGGAAAAACTGGCTCCGCTCATGAGCGCCAACAACGTGACTCCGGAAGAGCTGCAGCATGTAGTGGGCGAGCGGGGCTACTTCCCGGAGGATATGCCCATCAAGGACTACCCCATGGATTTTGTGGAGGGCTGCCTGATCGCCGCATGGCCGCAGGTGCTGCAGATGGTTCTGGACAGCCGTGACCTGCCGTTTTAACGTACATTAAATAAAGGAGAAGCATTATGAACGAGATGAACAACGAAGGTTTCGCTTTGGGTTGGGATGACGAGTTTACCAACGAGCAGCAGGAATTCGTGCTGCTGCCGGAGGGCGAGTACCCCTTTGAAGTGACCCAGATGGAGCGTGCCCGCTATGAGGGCGGGGCCAAGCTGCCGCCCTGCTCCATGGCAAAACTGACCCTGCGCATTTATGGCGGAGCCAAGGGCGACACCACCGTGACCCACCGCCTGTACCTGCATACCAAGACCCAGGGTCTGCTGGGCGCGTTCTTTGAGAGCATCGGCCAGTGCAAGCGCGGCGAAACCTTCCGCCCCCGCTGGAACGAGGTAGTGGGCAGCAAGGGCCTATGCCGCCTCGGCATCCGGGAATACACCAAGCAGAGCGGCCCCCACGCAGGCGAGACCGGCCAGAGCAACGAGGTGACCCGCTTCCTGCCGCCCCCGGCACCCAAGGCGGCACCCTCGCAGGGCTGGACGCAGGGGGCATTCTGATGGGGCAGGAACTGAGACCCTACCAGCAGCAGGCCCGTGAACGCATTCATGCCGAGTGGGAGAACGGCCACACACGCACCCTGTTGGTGTTGCCTACCGGCACCGGCAAGACCATCGTGTTTGCCGCCGTGACCGAGGATGAAGTCCGCGCTGGGAACCGTGTGCTGATTTTAGCCCACCGCGGCGAGCTGCTGACCCAGGCTGCCGACAAGATACAGCGCTCGACCGGGCTTGCCAGCGCACTGGAAAAAGCCGAGAACAGCTGCCTGGGCAGCTGGTACCGCGTGGCCGTGGGCAGTGTGCAGAGCTTGCAGCGGCCCCAGCGGCTGGAACAATTCCCCCATGACTACTTCGGCACCATCGTCATTGACGAGGCGCACCATGCCGTGACCGACGGCTACCGCCGCATTCTGGACTGGTTCCCTGCCGCCCACGTGCTGGGCGTGACGGCCACGCCGGACCGCGGCGACATGCGCAATCTGGGCGAGGTGTTCGACAGCCTGGCCTTTGAGTACAAGCTGACCGACGCCATCAAGGAGGGCTATCTGTGCAAGATCATGGCCCAGACCATCCCGCTGCAGCTGGATATCTCCACCGTGGGCATGAGCGGCGGTGACTACGCCGTGGGCGAGCTGGGCGGTGCGCTGGACCCATACCTTGACCAGATCGCCGCCGAGATGGCCCGCTATTGCAAGGAACGTAAGACCGTTGTGTTTCTGCCGCTTATCAAGACGAGTCAGAAATTCAGGGATATCCTGAACGCCCACGGCTTCTGTGCCGCCGAGGTCAACGGCCAAAGCGACGACCGCGCCGAGGTGCTGGCCGATTTTGACGCCGGGAAGTATAACGTGCTGTGTAACTCGATGCTGCTGACCGAGGGCTGGGACTGCCCCAGCGTGGATTGCGTGGTGGTGCTGCGGCCCACCAAGGTGCGCAGCCTGTACAGCCAGATGGTGGGACGCGGCACGCGGCTATCCCCCGGCAAGAAAGATTTACTGCTGCTCGATTTTTTGTGGCTGACCGACCGCCACGAGCTGTGCCGCCCGGCAGACCTGATCTGTGAGGACCGCGCTGTGGCCCAGCAGATGACGGATAACCTGGCTGCGGCCGCCGGCCCCGAGGATATCGAGGACGCCGCTAAGCAGGCCGGTGAGGACGTTGTGGCCCAGCGGGAGGAAGCCCTTGCCAAGCAGCTGGCCGAACAGCGCCGCAAGCGTGCCCGGCTGGTGGACCCGCTGCAATACGAAATGAGCATCCAGGCCGAGGACCTGACCGGCTACGTGCCCGCCTTCGGGTGGGAATCCCAGCCGCCCAGTGACACCCAGCTGGCAAGCCTGGAAAAGCAGGGCATCCAGCCCGACGGCATCGACAGCGCGGGCAAGGCGGGGCTGCTGCTGGAACGGCTGGAAAAGCGCCGCCACGAGGGGCTGACAACACCCAAGCAGATACGCTGCCTGGAACGGTACGGCTTTACCCATGTGGGCACCTGGAGCTTTGACGCCGCCCGCAGCATGATCGACCGCATTGCGGCGGCAGGATGGCGCGGCGTGCCCAAGGGTGTTGACCCAAAAACCTACACACCATAAGGACTTACGATGGAAAATCAAGACCTTTTAGAAGCATTGGACTTTATCAACCCCGGCAGCCTGACCTATGAGGAATGGACGATGGTGGGCATGGGGCTGAAGCAGGCCGGATTCCCGGTCACAAGTTGGGAGCAGTGGAGCGCCCGCGACGGTGGACGATACCACAGGGGCGAATGCGCCCGCAAGTGGGGCAGCTTCCACGGCAATGCCAACCCTGTGACCGAGAACAGCATCTTCAAGCTGGCCCGCGACCATGGCTGGGCCGGGCCTGCGGGGCACGCGCTGGACTGGAACGATGTCATCGACGCCCCGGCCGGGCGCAGTGACGGCGTGGTCGTGGACCCGCACTGGCTGGATGTGCAGGAACTGGCCATCCCCGCCGAGTGGGACCCTGCCGACCAGCTGGTGCGCTACCTGCAAGCCCTGTTTGAGCCGGAGGAACACGTGGCTTACGTAACCGAAAGCTACCTGAGGGACGGCCGCCCTGCCCCCACAAAAGGCTGCTGGGACCGCACGGCGGGGCAGCTCATTGAGGAACTGCGCCACTACGGCGATATCCACAAAGTTGTCGGCGACTGTGACGCCGCAGCGGGGGCGTGGATCTGCTTCAACCCTGTCAACGGCGGCCGCAACAACGACAACGTGACCGATTACCGCTATGCGCTGGTAGAGTGTGACAACCTGGAACTGGAAAAGCAGCAGGCCATCATCCGCCAGCTGGAACTGCCCTGCGCGGCGCTGGTGTACAGCGGCGGGAAAAGCCTACACGCCATCGTGCGGGTGAACGCGCCGGACTACGCCGAGTACCGCAAGCGGGTGGACTACCTGTACACCGTCTGCCAGAAAAACGGACTGACGCTGGATCAGGCCAACCGCAATCCCAGCCGCCTGTCCCGTATGCCGGGCATCGTGCGCGGCGGCCAAAAGCAATACCTGCTGGGCACGAACCTGGGCAAAAGCTGCTGGGAAGAGTGGCGCGACTGGGTGGAGGCCAGCACCGACGATTTACCGGACACCGAGAACCTGGCCGACGACTGGGGCGACCTTCCGCCGCTGGCGGATTCCCTCATCGACGGCGTGCTGCGCCAGGGGCATAAAATGCTGCTGGCCGGCCCGAGCAAGGCAGGCAAGAGCTTTGCCCTGATTGAGCTGTGCATCTGCATTGCCGAGGGCAAGCCCTGGCTGGGACGGTTCGGCTGCACCCAGGGCAAGGTGCTGTACATCAACCTGGAACTCGACCGCCCCAGCTGCCTGCACCGCTTCAAGGATGTGTACGCGGCACTGGGCTATGCCCCGGACAACGTAGGCCGCATCGATGTGTGGAACCTGCGCGGCGCGTCGGTGCCGATGGACAAGCTGGCCCCGCGGCTCATCCGCCGGGCCGCCAAGAAGGGCTACATTGCGGTGGTGCTGGACCCGATTTATAAAGTCATCACCGGCGACGAGAACAGCGCGGATCAAATGGCGAAATTCTGCAATCAGTTCGATTTGGTCTGCCGTGAGCTGGGCTGCGCTGTCATCTACTGCCACCACCACAGCAAGGGCGCCCAGGGCGGCAAGCGCAGCATGGACCGCGCCAGTGGTTCCGGCGTGTTTGCCCGCGACCCTGACGCTATGCTGGACATGACCGAACTGACCCCGACCGATGCCATCCGCGACCAGCTGAAGAACAAAGCCGCCTGCGCGGCCTGTACGGCCCTGCTGGACGCCCGCGGCCACGCCGACAGTTACAGCCAGGACGACGCTTGCAGCCGTGCCAGGATGCTGGCGATCGCCAAGGAGCAGCTGGGCCTGGCCGACCTGCGTGCGTTGGATGCTGACATTGCCGCCCGCCAAAAGCGTGCCGCGGGGATGACGGCCTGGCGCATTGAGGGCACGCTGCGTGAGTTTGCCCGGTTCGACCCAGTGAATCTGTGGTTCGACTACCCTGTCCACAAGCTGGACAGCGGCCTGCTGGAGGACTTGCAGCCCGAGAGCAGCTACCAGACCCTGGGTGCCCGGGGCGCGGCCAAGCGCTGGGGCAACAAGGAAAAAGTCACCAAGGACAAGAGCGCCGAGCTGCATAACGCCTTTGAAGCCTGCACGATGGACGGCAAGGTCACGATCTACACCATGGCCGAGTACATGAACCTGCGCCCCGCCACCGTGAAGAAGCGGCTGAAAGCGGACGGCGGCTTCTGGCTGGACGATGAGGTCGTCGGCATCAAGGAGCCGGGCAGCAGCGGATGATATACAGTACGTATTTTTGCGTGATACATACTGTATAATTTTTGCAAAATAGCGGCTATCATGCAATGTGTGCAAGACGTCGATTTTTGCAAAATAGCCGCTATGCCCGCTATTTTTGGCAAGCAAAATAGCCTTATATATAAGCAAAAACAACGCATTGTGTTGGGGTGTCCCAAAGTATGGGGGCCTAAAGCGCCCCATACGTTTGGGCAGCCCTCCCCAACACGTTGGCTGAAACGGAAGGAGAAAAACGATGCAATTTTTTATGCCGATGCGCCCGCCTACGGTCACGCACCACGATAAACAGCTCCATGCCTTCATGCGGGGCGGCAAGCCCTGCGCCGTGCTCTACGACAGCGCTGAGCTGAAAGCTGCCCGAGCCAAGCTCCACGCCTACCTTGCACTCCATGCGCCGGAAACGCCCATCCCCGCAGGCCGTCCGGTGCGTCGGCTGGTCAAGTGGTGCTTCCCCACCGAGGGCAAGCGCCGCAGCGGCGAGTGGCGCACCAGCAAACCCGACACCGACAACCTGGAAAAGGCTCTCAAGGACGAGATGACCCGCCTGCACTTCTGGGCGGATGACGCGCAGGTGTGCAGCGAGATCGTGGAGAAGTTCTGGTCGGACCCCTGCGGGGTGTTCGTCCGGGTGGAGGAGCTGGCATGACCTACGAAGAGAAAAGACGCTGGCTCAGTCGGTACGGGGACGCTATGGTAAAGGCCAAGCACCTGCGAGATGATTTAGATGAAGCAGAACGTGACACCGGTTGTACCACGCAGCAACTGACCGGAATGCCGGGCGGCAGCGGTGATGGGCAGAGTCTGGCACGAACTGTAGAACGTATTGAACGAGCCGAGAAAGCCTTGAATGCACAGATCATGCTGTGTGATGATCTCCACGCCGAACTTATGGCCCGACTGGAGGATGTGGACGACCCGAAGGATTACGAGGTCCTGCGGCTGAAGTATCTCCGCTTTCAGGACTGGGAGCAGATTGCACAGAAGATGAGCATCTGTGTACGGCAGGTTTACCGTCATCACCGTAAAGGTGTGGATGCTTTGGAACTGTGACAGATGTCAGTAAAACGTCAGTACGACGTCAGTGACATGTCTTTGATTTCATGATAAAATAGTATCATCGCAAGAGCCCGCAGGAAAGGTTTACTCCCTTCAATCCTGCGGGCTTTGTGCTGCCCGGCTGCGACAGGGGAACACACATTTACTCACCCAACAGCCTGAATGTACCAGCCGGGCCTTTTTTGATATTTTCCGCCGTCCGCAGGGGCGGCTTTTTTCATACCCCCGGGGCCTGCAAAGACCCCCGGGGTCATTTTGTACCCCGGCCTTTCAAAACACCCCCTGCCTGCAAAAGGCCTCCTCCCCCTTGAGGAGACCGGCAGGCAGCACACCCCAAGGAGCTGCCCATGGCAAAGACTGTTGCACGCCCGGATCGGGACGGCACCCACCGGCTGGCGTTTGAACGCAACAAGAAAAAGATCTACGCCACCCAGACCGTGTGCGGCATCTGCGGCAAGCCTGTGGATTTCAGCTACAAGTTTCCGCATCCGCTTTCGCCGTGCATCGACCACATCATTCCGGTGGCCAAGGGCGGCCACCCCAGCGACCTCGCCAACCTGCAGCTGGCGCATTTCTGGTGCAACCGGCAGAAGAGCGACAAGCTGTTTACGCCTGTGGAGCAGCAGACGGAGCCGGATGCAGATGCCTCCATGGCCCTGCCGCTGAGCACCGACTGGACGGCGTACCGCAGCCGCTGAGACGGCCCGCAGCGCCGCCGGGACACGCACGCAGGGACGGGGGGCATCCCCCTCCCAGGGGGCCCTCTGACCTTCCCAGACCGTACTGTGAATATTTTCTCGTGAAAGGAGAATCCACCGCCCATGACCGACCTGAAAGGCATGGCCTATCTGCGCCGCCGCCTGAACCAGAAGCGCAGCCGAGTGCTGACCCGCTACAAGTATTACGAGATGAAGAACGCCGTAAAGGACTTTGGCAAGGTCACCCCGGATGAGTTCCGCTTTTTCAGCGAGACGCTGGGCTGGTGCGGGAAAGCTGTGGACGCTCTGGCCGACCGGCTGGTCTGGCGGGAGTTCCGGGATGATAACTTTGACCTGAACTCCATCTACCAGATGAACAACGCAGACACCCTGTTTGACAGTGCCGTGCTGTCGGCCCTCATTTCCAGCTGCTGCTTTCTGTACATCAGCCCGGACGGCAGCGGCTACCCCCGGCTGCAGGTCATCGACGGCGGCAATGCCACCGGCATCATGGACGAGGTGACCGGCCTGCTCACGGAAGGATATGCCGTTCTGGCCCGCGACCCGGAAACGGACAAGCCTCTGCTGGAGGCCTACTTCACCACGGGCAGTACCTGGTATTACCCCAACGGCCAGAAGCCGTATCAGGTGCCCAACCCCGCCCCGGCCCCGCTGCTGGTGCCCGTCGTGTACCGCCCGGACGCCAAGCGGCCCTTTGGCCACAGCCGCATCTCCCGTGCCTGCATGGGCCTGCAGCAGGGAGCCCTGCGCACCCTCAAGCGCAGCGAGATCAGCGCCGAGTTCTATTCCTTCCCGCAGAAATATGTGCTGGGCACCTCCAGCGACGCCGAGCAGATGGACAAGTGGAAGGCCACCATTTCCAGCTTTCTGGAGTTCACCAAGGACGAGGACGGCGACAAGCCGGTGGTGGGCCAGTTCACCCAGCAGAGCATGAGCCCCTACACCGAGCAGCTGCGCACTTTTGCCGCGCTGTTCGCGGGAGAGACCGGCCTGACGCTGGACGATCTGGGGTTCGTCACCGACAACCCGTCCAGCGCCGAGGCCATCAAGTCCAGCCACGAAAGCCTGCGCCTGGCTGCCCGCAAAGCACAGCGCACCTTTGGCAGCGGCTTCCTGAACGCCGGGTATCTGGCCGCCTGCATGCGGGACGGCATTGCCTACCAGCGTCAGCAGCTCTACCTCACCCGCCCGGTGTGGGAGCCGGTGTTCGAGCCGGACGCCGCCACCCTGTCCGGCATCGGGGACGCCGTGGGCAAGATCAACACGGCCATCCCCGGTTATTTCGGTGCGGAGAACCTGCGGGACCTGACCGGCATCCGCTCCGAGAGCTGAGGAGGCACCCATGGCCGACAAGGACATTGCCCCGGAGCTGCTGGAGCGCATCCGGGCCGACTTCCGGGCGCTGCTGGGCGACGCAAAGCCCGCCGCTGACACCTACGCTGCCGCTGCAGACTATGCTGAGCTTGTGGGCAATGCCCTGGCCGAGGCGTTCCGCCGCAACCTGACCGCCGACGCCCTGCCGGAGGGCAGGCTCTACTGGAACATTGCCGACCGGGTGGTGCGTTCCATGCTGGAAGAGGAGCACCTGCTGGTGGCGGACGCTTCCGCAGCGGTGCAGCAAGCACTGAACCGGCAGGCGAACCTTGGCATTGCCCCGCAGCGGGCCGTGCTGAACACCGACGCCGTGAACGGCCTGCTGAACAAAGTGTCCATGGCAGAGCAGTTCAAAGATGTGGCGTGGGCACTGGACGAGCCGGTGCGCACCTTCTCCCGCATGGTGGTGGATGACACCCTGAAACGCAACGTGGATTTTCAGGGCAAGGCCGGGCTGCGGCCCCGGGTCATCCGCACCGCTGAGAGCCACTGCTGCAAATGGTGCAGCGCTCTGGCCGGTACTTACGATTACCCCCATGTGCCGAAAGATGTTTACCGCCGCCACGAGCGCTGCCGCTGCCGGGTGGAATATGACCCCGGCTCCGGTCGCCGGCAGAACGTGTGGAACAAGACGTGGACAGACCCGGAAGAACGTGATAAAATTAAAGCCAGAAAGCAGGTTCCTTCTGCTTTGCCTACGGGTGTACGCCCTCAATCCAGCGGTGAAGTTGGTTTTACAGACGGCGACACCACCATCAACAGCGTTGAGCCGCTTGACTTTTCCAATAAGGCTTCTATAAACCGGCAGCTTATTACGTTTTTGGAACAGCACAGCAACTCTCCTGTGGAACATGCCATTGTGTTTTCTCCGGATGGTCATGTTTACCGGCTTACCGGAACACATGCTACTGTAAACACTGCACTTATTGGAGAAGATTCTCTAATGGGTAGTATCGGTGCGCATAATCATCCGGTCTGGGAGGGCTTTCTTTCCGGTGATTCTTTCAGTATGGACGATGTTTGTTTTTCTGTCGAACATAAAACTGGCACAGAGTTTCTTACGACCGGAAACCGCCGTTACTCATTTGAGTACACTGGAGATCTGAACCGCGAAGAAATAGCCGCCGCGTATAAAGCGGCCCGTCTGGAAGTTCAGAATCGTATTTTTGATGCAGGAGAAAGCATTGAGTTTATCCAACTTGAAACGATGCGGATCCTGGCTGGCAAGTTGAAAGGGTTTGATTTTCATGAGCTCGTTTGATGAAGAGTGGAAAGAACTGCGTGCCTGGTATTCAGAACAGCAGGCTGTGTGTGAACAGGAAGCTGTAGCTGAGCAGGAAAAACACGGCCTACGACGTGACAGTTTGGCAAATGACCGGATGCAGATTGTTCATCAGGAATTTTTGAAGAAAAGACGCGAGCTTTACGCAAAGTATGGAAAGTCAGAGGCTTCTGCAGCACCTGCCCCTGCCAAAGAAGCGCCAAAAAACTACCAGGCAGATCTTTATAAAATCCTCTGTCAAAAATAAATTCATGCTGTTGAACCACGATGCACACGCACCGTGGTTTTCTTTTACCCAAAATCAGAAAGGAGAACCCTATGAAAAAGATTCTTCTCGCCCTTGCACTGGTCGCATCCATCCTGCTGTGCGGCTGTTCGGAAGCAGATAAGGCCAACGCCAACATTTCCAAGCAGGCAGATTACTTTGAAAGCGAGCGTAAGATCACCGTCTACAATGCCCGCACTGATAAGGTCATTCTGGAAGCCGAGGGCTACATGTCCATTTCCAACAACTCGAACAATGAGCTGGTCTGCACAGTGAAAATTGGCCCCGATACCTATCGCAAGAACTACATCTATCTGAACGACTACACCATGTATGTGGTGGAGGACATCACCGGCACTCATACCGATCCGTATCACTACAAGCTCTATTTCCATACTGACATCCTGCCCAGCGTGGAAGTTAAGCCGTAAGCTCTTTCCCAGCACCCACAAGCACTGTGCAAAAAATGCACGGTGCTTTTTTCATGCCGTTTTAGCTCATGTTGGCAGAGCAGTGGTCTCCAAAACCACAGGTCGCTGGTTCGATTCCAGTAAACGGTGCCATCATTTTCATGCAAAGGAGGAACCCAGCCCACCATGCCGCGGACGCGAAAACAGACAGCCCCGGCAAGGCTGGGGCGTCAGACGCCCACCGCTGCCGTGGTGCTGCCCTACACCAAAACCTTCGGCCAGGACGCCATCGACCTGTACAACTCCACCGGGCGCATCGCCCAGCAGTGGCAGGAGCTGCTGCTGTATGACATCCTTGCCCGCAACGAGGAGGATCTGTGGGTGCATACCAAGTTCGGCTATGCCGTGCCCCGCCGCAACGGCAAGAACGAGATCGCCGCCATCCGGGAGCTGTACGGCCTGCAGCAGGGCGAGAGCATCCTGCACACCGCCCACCGCACCACCACCTCCCGGGCCGCCTGGGAGCGGTTGTGCCACCTGCTGGACAAGGCCAAGATCCCCTATAAATCCATTCAGGCCGTGGGCCGGGAGCACATCCAGCTGGAAGAGGGCGAGGGCCGCATCGAGTTCCGCACCCGCTCCTCCAAGGGCGGCCTGGGCGAGGGCTTTGACCTGCTGGTCATCGACGAGGCCCAGGAGTACACCGACGATCAGGCCAGTGCCCTGAAGTATGTGGTCACTGACAGCGAGAACCCGCAGACCCTGTTCTGCGGCACCCCGCCCACGCCGGTGTCCTCCGGCACGGTGTTCCTCAAAATGCGCAACGCCGCCCTGCGGGGCGACACGCAGAACACCGGCTGGGCCGAGTGGAGCGTGGAGCAGCAGACCGACCCCCACGACGTGGAGGCCTGGTATCAGACGAACCCCAGCCTCGGCACCATCTTCACCGAGCGCAGTGTGGCGGATGAGATCGGCGATGACCCAATCGACTTCAACATCCAGCGTCTGGGGCTGTGGCTTCGGTACAACCTCAAATCGGCCATCAGCCGGGCAGAGTGGGACGAACTGAAAACCGACACCCTGCCCAAGCTCACCGGCAAGCTGTATGCCGGCATCAAGTTCAGCACCGACGGCACCAGCTGTGCGCTGGCCGTTGCGTGCCGCACCAAAGACAACGCTATCTTCGTGGAAGCCATCGGCTGCCATCCTACCCGGGACGGCAGCGGGTGGCTTCTTGATTTTCTATCCAAAGCCGACCTAGCCGCCGTGGCGGTGGACGGGGCCAGCGGGCAGCAGCTTCTGGCCGACGCCATGAAGGCCGCCCACCTCAGGTCCCCCGTGCTGCCCACGGTCAAGCAGGTCATCACCGCCAACGCCGCCTTCGAGCAGGCCCTTTTTGCGCAAGCCCTGTGCCATGCCGGCCAGCCCGGCCTTGCGCAGGCAGTCGGCAAAGGCGTCGTGCTCCCGGCGGGGCCCCTCCAGGCATGGGAGGTCGTCAAAGAGCAGCCGGCGGCTTCGGTTACCGCTCTCTGACCGAGGGCGGCCACATCGAGCTGCTGGACAGCGTGATCCTGGCCCACTGGCAGTGCGCCGAGGGCAAGGGCAAGCGCCGGCAGCGCATCCGCTATTAACAGGCCACCCGGGCCTGTTTTTTTGTTGCCATAAAGGAGGGTATTCCATGGCAGAAGCATTTGAACCCATTACCACGCAGGAGGCGTTTGAGGCCGCTGTCGCTGACAGGCTGGCCCCTTACGCCGACTACAACGACCTCAAGGCCCAGAACGAGGCCCTCGCCGGGCAGGTGGCGGAGCTGAACACCCGCTGCCAGACCTACGAGACGGACGCGCTCAAGACCCGCGTTGCCCATGAGGTGGGCCTGCCGTTCGACCTGGCGGGCCGCCTGACCGGCTCCAAGGAGGAGGACATCCGCAAGGACGCCCAGAACCTGCTGCAGCTGATCAAGCCCAAGACCCCGCCCGCACCCCTGCGCGGCGACCCTGACCCCAGCGGCAGCGGCAAAAAGGCTGCCTGGCGCAGTTTCGCAAACCAGCTGATGAACAACGAGTAAAGGAGAACACATCATGGCAGATATTCTGAGCAAAGGCTCCCTGTTCCCGGAGGAGCTGATCCCCGGCTTTATCCAGAAAACCACCGGCGCGTCCGCGCTGGCCAAGCTCTGCGGCGCAACGCCCATCGCCTTCAACGGCCAGAAGGAATTCACCTTCACGCTGGACAAGGAAGTGGACATCGTGGCAGAAAACGGTGCCAAGGGCAAGGGCGGCATGACCGTGGAGCCCATCACCATCGTGCCCATCAAGATCGAGTATGGTGCACGCGTGTCCGACGAGTTCCTGTACGCTTCCGAGGACGCCCAGATGGACGTTCTGAGCGCCTTTGCGGACGGCTTTGCCAAGAAGGTGGCCAAGGGTCTGGACCTCATGGCCTTCCACGGCATCAACCCCCGCACCGGCTCTGCGTCCGGCGTCATCGGCACCAACCACTTTGACAGCAAGGTCACCCAGGCCGTGACCATTGCCGCCTCCGACAAGCCCGACACCAACGTGGAGGCCGCCATCGCCCTGGTGCAGGGCGCGGAGCGGGACGTTACCGGCATGGTGCTGGCCCCCAGCTTCAAGAGCGCTCTGGCGGCCCAGACCACTACCGACGGTGCCAAGCTGTACCCGCAGCTGGCCTGGGGCGCAAACCCCGGCGAGGTGAACGGCCTGCGGGTAGAATCCACCTCCAACCTGTCCGCCGGTTCCAGCCTGGACCGTGCGCTGGTGGGCGACTTCATCAACTGCTTCAAGTGGGGCTACGCCAAGGAGATGCCCATTGAGGTGATCCAGTACGGCAATCCCGACAACGATGCGGATCTGGGTGACCTGAAGGGCCACAACCAGGTATACCTGCGCGGCGAGGCCTACATCGGCTGGGGCATCCTGGATCCGTCCGCATTCGCCCACATCAAGGCCAACGCCTAAGGAGGACACGCCATGCTGTACCGCAACAAGCGCACCGGCGCTGTGATCGAGACGCCCTGCCGCGTTTCCGGCGGGGACTGGGAGCCCGTCAAGGCAGAAAAGGCGGCCAAACCCAAGGCTGCCGCCAAGGAGAAACCGGAGGCTGCTGAATGAGCTACGCCACCGTGGAGGACATGACCGCTCTGTGGCGTCCCATGACCGCTGCCGAGCAGGCAAGGGCGTTCTCCTTGCTGGATGTCATTTCGGCCAGCCTGGACGTGGAGGCCCGCAAGGCAGGCAAAGACCTGCCCGCACTGGTGGCCGCTGACCCGGCGCTGGCCATGGTGGCCAAGAGCGTGGCCGTGGATGTGGCCGCCCGCACCCTGATGACCAGCACGAACCAGGAGCCTATGACCCAGATCACCCAGGCAGCCGGCGGCTACTCGGCGTCCGGGTCCTTTCTGGTGCCCGGCGGCGGCCTGTTCATCAAAAAATCGGAGCTGGCCCGGCTGGGCCTGCGCCGTCAGCGGATGGGAGTGATCGAACCCTATGGCTCTGATTAAGGGCATCCCCGTCATCCTCTATGAGCGCACCCAGACCGGCGAGGATGCTTTTCACGCCCCGGTTTACACCGAAACACCGGTCACGGTGGAAAATGTGCTCATCACGCCGGTGGACAATGCCGCCGTGGTCACCGACCTGCAGCTTACGGGCCGCCGGGTGGCCTACGAGCTGTGCATCCCGAAAGGCGACGCTCACCGCTGGGAGGGCTGCACCGTGGAATTTTTTGGCCAGAAATGGCGAGTGTACGGCGGTGCCTCCCAGTACATCGAGGCGCTTGTGCCTCTGGCCTGGAACAAGAAAGTGCAGGTGGAACGGATTGAGTAAGCTGCGCGTGGAACTGAACAGCGCCGGCGTTCGTGCTCTGATGCGTTCTCCGGAAATGCAGGCCGTGCTGAAAGCGCGGGCCGATACCGTGAAAGACCGCTGTGGCGACGGGTACGAGGCCTATGTGGCCCAGACCCGCGCCGTGGCCGTGGTGGAGACCGCCACCCGGCAGGCCGCCGACGACAATTCCACCAACAACACCCTGCTCAAAGCCACATCAGCCAGCCGGAAGGGCGCGACCGTGCACGAGCACAAACGCCACTTGAAGGACGGCAGGGTCATCACCGTAAGGAGCTACCAGAGGAAGAAATGATCGAAGAAACCATCCGCAGCTTTCTGGCCGAGTGGCTGGACGTGCCGGTGCGGCTGAGCGTGCCAACCCCGGCCCCCGCCCGCTTTGTGGTGGTGGAAAAGACCGGCTCCGGCTATGAGGACGGCATCTATAGCGCCACCATCGCGGTGCAGTCCTACGGGCCCGCCGCCACCAGCCACGACGGCACCCTGGATGCGGCCAAGCTCAACGAGCTTGTCAAGGCCGCCATGCAGGACGCCGACAACCTGCCGCAGCTTGTGCGCTGCGACCTTTATTCCGACTACAATTTCCCCGACACCACCCGAAAACGACCCCGCTATCAGGCCGTTTTTTCTATCACTCATTACTGACCTGTGAAAGGAGAACTACACATGGCAGACGCAACCAAAGTAACCGCCGCCAAGCCCAAAGTGGGCGGTGCCATCTGGCGTGCCCCGCTGGGCACCCCACTGCCCACCGACGCCAAGACCGAACTGGACAAGGCTTTTAAGTGCCTGGGCTACGCCTCCGAGGACGGCGTGACCAACAGCAACTCGCCCTCCAGCGAGAACACCAACGCCTGGGGCGGCGACACCGTGCTGACCCAGCAGACCGAGAAGCCCGACACCTTCCAGTACACCCTGCTGGAGGCCCTGAACGTGGAGGTGCTCAAGTCCGTGTACGGCGACGACAACGTCACCGGCACGCTGGACACCGGCATCACGGTCAAGGCAAACTCCTCCGAGCAGAAGGACTGCAGCTGGGTCATTGAGATGGTGATGAAGAACAAGGCGGTCAAGCGCATCGTCATCCCGGATGCCGCCGTCACCGCCGTGGGCGATATCATCTACGCCAAGAGCGCCGTGGGTTACAACACCACCCTGACCGCCGTGCCGGATGCCCAGGGCAACACCCATTACGAGTACATTCTGGGCGGCACTGCTGCCGCCCAGGCCGCTGCCAAGACCAAGGAGGTGCAGGCATGATCACTGCAAAAACTGAATCCGGCTTTGCCATCGAGCTGGAGGACGACGCTCTGGAGGACCAGGAACTGTTCGACGCCATTTCCGGCATGCAGGACGGCAACGTGTTCAGCATGAGCCACCTGACCGAGCGCCTGCTGGGCACCGAGGGCCGCAAGAAGCTCTATGACCACCTGCGCAACGACAAGGGCCGTGTGCCGCCCCAGGCGGTGGCGCAGGCTCTGAATGAACTGCTGACCAGCTTTTCTGCCGGAAAAAACTCTGCATCCTCGCCGAACTGATCGCATCGGACGAGGACGCGCTCATCTGCGATTTCGCGCAATATTACCATGTGCTGGACTGGCGCAGCCTGCCGCTGCGTCTGGCGGCTACCCTTGCTGCCGGCCTGCCGGAGGACAGCCGCAGCATGATGAAGGCCAGCGGCAAGACCGTGCCGCTGCACATCGAGCTGCAAGCCTACACCGCCGACCGCCTGACGCAGATCCTGTGGGGCCTGAGCAACGACACCCGGACGGTGCCCTCTGTGCTGGCAGACCTGCACGGCCTGTCCGCGGACAGCGATACCGACGTGCAGAGCTACGACAGCCCGGAAGAGTTTGAGGCCGCCCTTGCGGCCCTGAAAGAAGGTGGATGACCATGCCGGACGGCATTGAGCTGGCAAAAGCGTATGTGCAGATCGTGCCCTCGGCAGAGGGCATCCAGGGCAAGATCACCGAAGCCCTGGGCGGGGAGCCTGCGGCAGCCGGTGACGCCGCCGGACAGTCCCTCGGTGCCCAGCTGGTGGGCACCCTGAAGAAAGTGATCGCGGCTGCCGGCATCGGCAAGATCATCTCGGATTCCATCAACATGGGCGGTGCCCTGCAGCAGAGCCTTGGCGGCGTGGAAACGCTGTTCAAGGACAGTGCCGACACGGTCAAGGAGTACGCCGCGCAGGCATACCGGACCGTTGGCCTTTCTGCCAACGACTACATGGAGCAGACCACCAGCTTTGCGGCCAGCCTGCTGTCCAGCGTCAGCCAGGACACCGACGCCGCTGCCCAGCTGGCCAACATGGCCATGGTGGATATGGCCGACAACGCCAACAAGATGGGCACGGATATGCAGGATATCCAGAACGCCTATCAGGGCTTTGCCAAGCAGAATTACACCATGCTGGACAACCTCAAGCTCGGCTACGGCGGCACACAGGCCGAGATGCAGCGGATGCTGAACGACGCCACCAAGATCTCCGGCGTGAAGTACGATCTGGGCAATCTGGCCGATATGTACAGCGCCATCCACATCATCCAGCAGGAGATGGACATCACCGGCACCACCGCAAAGGAAGCCGCCACCACCCTGACCGGCAGCTTTGCCGCCATGAAGGCGGCTGCGGAAAACGTGATGGGCAACTGGTCCACCGGCGCAGACCTCACCGAGCCGCTGCAGGCGCTGGCCGACACGGCACAGACCTTTCTTGTGGATAACCTGCTGCCCATGATCGGCAATGTACTGGCAGGCATTCCGGAAATCGTTTACAGCCTTGTGCCGGAGCTCCTGCAGACCGGCACCGAGCTGCTCAGCTCCCTGGCACAGGGCTTCACCGAGGGCATCCCGGAGTTCTTCTCCACCGCTCTGCCGCAGCTGCTGGCATTTACAGACCAGCTGCGGGACAACGCGGCCAGCTTTGTGGACGCCGGTCTGAACCTTATCACCCAGCTGATCAACGGCCTGATCGCCGGTCTGCCGGACCTGATCGCCTATGTGCCGGATATCATCATCAACATCTGCGGCATCATCAACGACAACATGCCCAAGATCCTCGCTGAAGGTGTTTCCATCATCGTGCAGCTGGTCGTGGGCATCGTCAAGGCGGTGCCGGATCTGCTGGCCAACTGGAAGAAGATCCTGCAGGCTGTCCTGTCGGTGATCTCGGCCATTAACTGGCTGAACATCGGCAAGAACATCCTCACCGGCGTGGCAAACGGCGTCAAGAGCATGGGCACAAGCATGCTGAACGCCTTCAAGGGCGGCTTTTCCAGCGCACTTGCCTGGATCAAGAGCCTGCCCTCGCAGGCCGTGCAGTGGGGCAAGAACCTGATCCAGAGCTTTATCAACGGCCTTACCGGCAAAGGCGGTGCGGTTGGTGCAGGAGCCATCGCAGCCACCGCCGGTGCCACCATTGCTAAAACCGCCAGCGGGAACGACTGGTCCTCCGTCTGGGCGGACGCCAACGCCGACGTGGCCGACAGCGCCCAGTCCATGGCGGAGGTGGTTGTCCCGGCCTATACCAAGTCCGGGGACGCCGCCACCAAGGCGGCCAAAAAGACCAAGGCCGCCGCACAGGCCGCCGAGACCCTGCTGTGGTCCCTGCAGGACGCAGGCCACACCGACACCACCAACGCCCTGGGCAAGGTGACCATCCAGACCACCGAGCTCACCGAGCACCTGCGCAAGGGCAGCGAGGAGTATGACCGGCTGACCCGCACCGTGACCGAATCCGGCAAGGAGATGGTGAACGGCGTGGTGAAAAACTACAAGACTGTCACCAAGTATGTCACCGACCACGGCAAGACCACGGCCCAGACCCAGAAGACCTATGAAGAGATCGCTGCCACTGTAGCCAAGACCGTTACGTCTACAACGGATTCCGTGGTCAACGGCATTGCCACCGGCACCAAGACCATCACCGAGACCATGACCGACAAAACCACGACCCAGAAGCAGGTCATCACCGAGACCTACAACGACATCGTGGACGGGGCGCTGGTCACGGTGGAGCGGGTCAAGACCGTTGCCGCCGATGGTGTCCCGCAGATCACCGAGGAGATCAAGAAAGCCTCCGCCAACAGCTTTGACGGCCTCGTCAAGGGCTGGCAGGATGAGGCCCACAAGGGCGTGGTGGGCACCTTCAGCACGCTGGTGAACGCTGTGAAGAAGCAGGACTGGCAGTCTGTCGGCGAATGGGTGCTGTCCACCCTATACAACGGCCTTGCCCCGCAGGCAAAGCAGCTCATTGACGACTTCGGCAAGAACCTGATCCAGCAGGTCAACAACTTGCTGGGCAAAGGCGTCAGTGCCGTCTCCAACGGCCTGTGGGATATGGGCGGCGACCTCGCCAAGGGCCTGACCAGCGGCTTTGCGGACGTGCTCACGCAGGCGCAGGGCCTTGGTTCCACCCTCACCGGCATCTTTCAGGGACTGAAAGGCCCGCTCACTGCGGCTGCCGCTGCCATCAGCACCGGCCTGAAGGGCGGGCTGATCTCCAGCTTCCCGGAGATTTTGGCCTCCATGGGCACCCTGATCGGTTCCATCGGCAGCGCCTTTGTGGGGATGCTGGAAGCCGTCGCGGCGGCACTGTTCCCCACCGGATTCGGTGCCCCGCAGGCGCTGCTCATGATCGCGGCAGGCGTGGCCCTGACCGCTGCCATTGCGGCCATCGTGGCCAGCGTCGGCGGCGCGTTCAAGCGCAAGACCACGCCCGGCATCTCCGGTAGCACTTCCGGCAGTACGACCTCCACGGCCTCCGGTTCTTTGTGGGACTACGAGAAGCGCGCCCCGCTGCCGCAGCGTACCCAGCGGCCCAACATCGAGGTTAATCAGTACATTTATTCCAAGGCGCAGACGGCTGCCGACCTGATGCGCGAGGCACAGTACGAGCAGGAAAGGGCGGTGCTGCAGGGTGTTTGACGCGATCTTCAAGGCCAGCAACGGCCTGACCTTTTCCTTTGGTTACGCGGCGGGCGTGCTGTGGAGCATCACCCCGCTGGGCGATCTGCCCGTGGATCTGGAGACCAGCCAGGGTTACCAGCAGGTGGGCTCCACCGTGGAGAGCCGGAGCATTTCCGGCGTGACCCGCACCGTCACCGGGCGCATCCTGCGCAATCAGGACTACTGCAAGCGACAATTGCGGGACACCTTTGCCCCCGGTGTCACCGGTCGGCTCACCCTTGCCGGAAAATACTGGTGCGACGCCGAGGTGCAGCGCTGCCCGGACATCAGCGTGTCCGGCCTGTGGCCCACCTTCTCGTTTCAGCTCTACTGCCCGGACCCTTACTGGCACAGCGTGAAGGAGCTCACCGTCTCGACCTTGAGCGTAACACCTACCTTCCGCCTGCCGGTGTGCTACGATGTGCACAGCTACGGCGTGCGGGAACAGGCCAACTACCTCCGCATCGCCAACACCGGGCTGGACACCCAGGACTGGCAGCTGACGTTGGAGGCCCGCGGCCCGGTGGTAAACCCCGGCGTCAAGGATCCGGAGACCGGCGAGTTCCTGCGCTTTGTCACCACCCTGCAGGACGGCGACAAGCTCCGGCTGTACCGCGAGAGCGGCCAGCTGAAACTGGAACAGATCATCGACGGCACCGGCTACAACATCATGTCCACGCTGGATGGGAGCAGCACCCTGTGGACTTTGCGCCACGGGACGCAGGCATGGCAGCGCACAGCGGATTCCGGCACGGAATGGCTGTTCCTGACCCTGACCTGCAGCACGGCGTTCTCCACCGTGGTCCTGGAGGTGGGCGGCAATGGCTGAACGGACAAGCGCCCTGACCGCAGGCGGCCACAAGAGCATCTGCGTCTATGACGGCCAGCTGAACCTGCTGGCCCGGCTGGAAAGTTGGGTGTCGCTGGTCTGGCCGGAGCGCTACAACGTGTACAGCGGGGTGCAGGGTGCGCAGCTGGAGCTGCACGCCTCCACCGACCTGCAGGCCCTGTGCCGCCCGGACCGGTACCTCTGGCTCACCGGCTCCGACCGCATCATGCGCATCTGCTCGGCGCAGACCGACCGCTCCGAACACAAGCTCGTGATCTCGGCCAGGGACGCCGCCTGCATCCTGGACGAGCGCATCAGCACCCAGACCCTGAGCGGCTTTGCGGTGGAAAGCACCCTGCGCAGCCTGGTGTCCGGCGTAGCTGCATGGCCGGGGCTGGAGCTGGGCGTGCTTGCAGATCTTGCCGACACCTACACCGGCGAGGTAAAGCCCGGCAGCCTGCTCAGCATCGCCGAACAGGTGTGCCAGGAGCTGGACATCGGGTTCCGGGTGCGGTTCGACCAGCAGGCCAAGAAGCTGCTGTTTGAGCTGTACCGGCCCAAGCTGGACCCCAACGCCCGGTATGCGCCCCAGTACGGCAACCTGACCGGCCTGACCTACACTGAGAGCATCACCGACTACAAGAACATCGTGACCGTGGCGGGCGCGGACGGCACCGTCACCGTGGGTGCCACCGGCAACACCGGCTCTGCCCGGCGGGAACTGTATCTGGACGCCACCTCTAAAAAGAAGAAGGACGGCCAGAGCCAGGAGGAATATCTGGCCGCCCTGCGGGCGCTGGGCGAGCAGGAACTCGCCAAGCACACCCGCATCGAAAACTTCCGCTTCACGCCAACGGGAAGCGTCACGGTGGGCAAGGTGGTGGCCGCCAGCCTGCCCGGCACCGATATTCAGGCGGCGGCCCGCATTACCAGCGTGACCCTGAGTTCCCAGAAGGGCGAAAACACGGTCACTACCGAGATCGGCACACCGATCCTCAGGAGGAAACAATGAGCATTATCACTTACCCGCTGAACGGCGTGACCTACGACGCCGAGGACGTGAGCACCTATCTGTGCACCCGCACCTCCGGCGTCTACTCTAAGGACACGAACTACGCCGTCAGCGTCACCGGCGCGCGGCAGATCACCGTGGCCCCCGGCCTTGCGTGGGTCAACTACGACGACTTCAAGGGCGTCTCCGCCTGCAGCCGGGAAGCGGTCGCCCTGACCATCCCGGACGCCGACAGCACCCTTTCCCGCATCGACCGGGTGGTGCTGCAGTTCGACACTGCCGCGAACCTGACGGCGGTCAAGCTCAAGACCGGCACCCCTGCCGCCGCCCCGGAGCCGCCCGCCATCCTGCAGAACCACAACCAGTACGAGCTGGGCCTGTGCACGGTGAGCGTGCCCGCAGGCTCCTCGGTGATCACCGCCGCCGACATCACCGACACCCGCACCGATGAGGCCGTCTGCGGCCTCATGCGGGACGGCGTCACCGGCATCCCCACCGAGACACTGCTGGCCCAGTACACCGCCATCCTCACCGCCATGCAGCAGAGCGGCAACGCCCAGCTGCAGCAGCTTGCGGAGAGCATCAAGGCGGTGGATTCCGGCAGCTTCTACACCAAAGAGCAGGCAGACGCCAAGTTCGGCACGCCTTACAGCCTGCCGCCCGCTACGGCGGACCAGCTGGGCGGCGTGAAAGTGGGCGAAGCGCTGGACATCGCCCCGGACGGCACCCTCAGCGCCAAAACGCTCAATGACAAGATCGCTGCCGCCGTGGCGGTAAAGTCGGAGCCCCGGCTGGTGTGGAACCACTACGAAGAAACCGGAAAAAAGTGGAAGACCTACGATATCAAAATGCCAGACGGCCTGGACTACGTGCACGTCAAGACGAGGTACAACGACAGTTCCCACGCATACGGCGAAGAAGTAGACATCGCAAAAGGCGGCACCGCCAATCATAGCTACGGCAATGGCACGGGAATTTTCGCATCCAACACGACTTTCCGGACAGACGGGACCCTGCACTTTGCAACAGAATTTTCGACCGGCGGCTACACCGTAGAGATCTGGCTCACCGGCTACCACTACCCCACTCTTGCCGAACTGCTGACCGAGACCCAGGCCGCGCAGGCGGACACGGACGCCCTGGCGGTAGATCAGGAGTACCGCGTCGCCATGCTGGAACTGGGGCTGACCGACGACACCACCACATAAGGAGGTAAACCTATGTTGTATCGTACCTGTAAACGCCTGATCGAGCGCGGCCAGACCGCTGGCCTTGCGGAAAAAATTGATGTTTTTTACGCCCTCGGCCGCATCACCGAAGCCGAGTACAAAGAGCTGACCGAGCTGCTGGAGGCCAAGACCGGCAGCAAGAGCGAGGAGTGAGCCTATGGCAATCAAAGAGTATTCCTTGGCCAAAGACGGCGCTAAACAGCTGTCCCCGGCCTTTAAGGTGCGGGAGTTCCGGTGCCGGGACGGCAGCGACGCTATCATGATCGACCAGACCCTCGTGGTGCTGCTGCAGGCCATCCGGGAGCACTTTGGCAAGGCGGTGGTCATCACCAGCGGCTACC